TTAAACGCATACTGCGATACCAAGGCATACTAGGCTGTGCATAACGCCATTGATGACGTTTAGGTACTAGACACCATGTTTTAACGCCTAAAGCTGCTGCACAATGTAAAGCAGTAGTAGGAACACCCATTACCATGTCTAAAGATGCGATTAAAGCAGCAGTATCATCGTAATCTTGTGATGTAATAGCTTCATCAAAGTACAAAACACCGTCAATACGTTCTTCTAGGTCATAATCTAGGCTGACTAGCTGAATATCCTTACGTTTCAGTAACGGTGCTAAGTCATCAGCAGTTAATTTACGACCTTTTGAGTTTGTTGCCTTCTTACCACCATGAGTTGTTATACCAATGTAGGTTTTCTTGTCTTTTAAGACTGATTTCCACTCATTTACCTTGTGTTCATCAGCTACCAAGTAAGAAGTTCCAGGAAAATCCTTATTTGTGAGTCTATAGAACTCAGGTAAGCCGCCAATTGCACATCTAGCATCGATTTCCGCCTTTTCTAACCACTCAGGATGGTCTACTTTACGTGTACCATGCACCTCAGCAGTAGGGAAACTGCGTTTAAATAGCGTTTCTAAGCGAGGGTCACAGTCAATAATGACATGTTTGCTGTCTCTGATGGCATCGTTGATACATGAGCCGTAAAAGATTTCATCTCCAAGTCCTTGTTCACCATAGATAACAAGGTTTCTGCCCTTTGAACCATTCCATCTAGCTTCGTCACCGTAGATAAGTTCTTTTCTGAACTTACCACCGAGAGATTTATTCCATTCATGCCAGCCCTCTTTCCATTCGCCTCTAGCTAAGTAACAATGTGCTAGGTTTAGTTGGGAGTTTAAGTCTGTAGGATTGCAGTCTAAAGCAGTTCTAGCTGCCTTCTCTGCATCATCCCATTGTGATAACTGTACTAACGTAGCAGACATATTAGAGTAAGCCATAGCGTAGTTATTATCTAACTCAGCAGACTTGATGAAAAACTTAATCGCATCCTCATACATCTGTAGTTCATGGCAAGCACGACCTAATGAAGTCCATAGTGCTTTGTTACCTGGTTGCTCTTGTAAAGCTCTACGAAACATTTGGTAAGCAAAGACTGTTCGCTCTGACATCAACCAAATATATCCAAGGAAGTGCAATGTAGCTGCATCATCGGGATATTCTTCTAGTACCGTGTATATTAACGGCATAGCATTTTCGTAGTCATCAGCTTCAATTAACTGATGAATAGCAATCTGACATTCTTTTAATTCGTCTTTATCCATTATTTCACCATCGCAGTCGTAACTTTGAGGAACGGATATTTAGTATTAATTGCTTTTAGCAATTCTTTTGTTTGGTGAGGGTTATGTATATCTATACCCTGCTTTAATAATTCCATCTCAATAACTGGTGGAATACTTGCATAGTGAGCAAATTCTTCTTTAACACCTTTAGCCCATGCCTCAGGGTTATCTCTCTTAGCTTTAACTGAAGCAAAGAAAGTATCTAAATCTTGTGTTGATGTAAGTCGTACATCTTCCGTTACAGGGTCATAATCAAACGTCTGTGTTACACCTGTATTCGGGTCATAATCAAAAAATACACCCATAATAAATCCTTAAGAAAGAGGGGCAGTTTCCCACCCCTCTATTCTACACTATAGACCTACGTTTTGTACTTTAGCGTGTGCATCTGGGTTTTGTACAACCAAAGCGTACTCTGATTGGATTAACCATTTGCTTGAGTCACCAGTTTTAGCTAACTCTACTTTTTCCATTGGACGTAATGTCGCAAGACCAACATAACCTGGGTCTACGCACAATACAGCTTGGTCACGCATGAAGCGGTCAAGTTTAACTGTGTGGTTACCGAAGTCAGAAACGTAAACGTCAGCAGCACCAGTAATAGTTGCTTGTGCAGTACCTTGTACGTTGTTGAACTTAGTAGCAATACCAGCGAATGTTGAGAAACGTGCTTTGTTAGTAGCTGACATCAAGATTAATGATGGCTCGCCACCGTCTGTCCATGCTAATTGCAATGCAGATTTCAAATCAGCTTCAACGAATGTTACTTGTGTGCCGTCTGTAGGAGCAGCAACAGTACCGTTAGAGAAGCCAGGTGTTGTACCTGCTGTAGAACCTGTACCTAACACACGGTTAGTAATCCATGATTCAACGCCAGCAGTTGAACGTGCAGTAGCAGCACCACCAGCAGAAGAAGCTTGGTTACGTACGATTGCATATTCCATGTCACGTTTAAGTTCTTTACCACCCTTCATTAGTTGGTAAGCAACCTCAGATTTACGACCATATTTCTTAACGATGTCGTATGTACCAGAGATTTGAACTGTTTTACGTGAGATTTGTGTGTAGTTGCCCAATACTGTTGTAGCAGCCAAAGTAGCGAATGATGAGTCGTCACCCTCGATACCTGTGTTAGTTGCAGCAGCAGCTAAAGCATCTGTTTGCCATTGGTGGTAAGTTTGACCAGCAGACATACGTTTTGCTAATGAAAGCAATGGTGTATCTTCTGGGCTAATATCAAAGATTACATCTTCAAAAGACTCTGCAATACCCTTACCGGTATAGGTGTTGGTTGATGAAACAGCCATGTTTATTCCCCTAAATCATATTTTCAATTAATTTTTGCGCTAAGTCAGATTTACCTGTCTTACGCAATTGCTCACGTACTTGACGGTTAGCTGAAGTAGCTTCCTGTTTTGTATCTTTAGCACCTGGCTTCACGACAGGTTTAGCTTGTGACACTTTGTTCTTTGCAACCGAATTCTTTTGTAACTTGCGCCATTGCATAGCATCATGTAAGACCTTCACGTGTCGTGGGTCTATGATTGTGCCTAGTTCATCATCACTAAAGCCGTACTCTTTGCCGAAAGTCATCAATTCTTGGGTGGTCTCACGACTCCAATTAGGAATTTCTTTAGCTAGAATCTCTTTGCCTTGTGCGATTTTCTCTTGCATCTTAGCAGCTTGTGTCTGCTGAATTTGCTGCGCTTTGGCTTCAAGCTCGGTAGCCAATTGACCACGTTGTTGTTGAAGCTGGTTATATGTAAAGAACAGTTTTTGCGCTTCTACGAAATCGTTATCACTTAGCTCTTGCCAGTTGACGTCATTAAAGGCTGCGAGCTGCTTATCGACTGCTGTTAGTTGCGCTACGTCACCAATCAACGCTTGCTGTAACTGAACTTGTTGCATGAAGACTTCCTCTTGGACTTTAACAGTCTGAGCGTATTCTTCTAATGCTTTACGTTGCTCTGCTACTTCTTGTGTTTTCTTGGTGTAATCTAACCCTTGTTGGGCTAGTGCGATGACTTCATCAAGTGGTTTCTCAAGTTCTTCACCATTGACTTTAAGTTTCAGAGAGGTGGGTTGCTCGTTAGAGTCCTCCTCAACTTCTTCCTCATCAGTCTCAAGTTCCTCATCATCAGTATCTGCATCAGCTTCCTCTGATTCCTCGGTATTAACTTCTTCTTCCACTTCTTCATTTTCCTGCTCCTCCTCTGGTGCATCTAAATTAATAGATTCATCATCAGATACTTCATCGAGCATAGCCATCAACTTATCTTGTGGCGACTGCTCTAAGGCTTGGTCACTCATTTTACTACTCCTAAAATGGACAATAAAAAAGCCCACCGAAGTGAGCTTCTTGTTTAGGCTTGTCCGTTACCTAAATTCTATTTACCGTAATTAAATTCATTGTAGAAAGGTGATAGTCCTTGTGATTGCATCAAGTCACGATACTCAAGGGCTTTTCTTAACATCTCGTCAGTTACATTGCCACGAACTACTTTATCTAGTTCTACAGGTGTTAGCGTTGGAACTACAGTAGGGAAGCTACCACGTTCATCATCCATTGAATACTCTGTTACCTTAGAGCCTCTCATGTCGCCCTTACCTTCTAGCAATCCTAACCAACCTACAGACTTAGGTAGCATCTCACCACCGTAAGTACCGTCTTTCTTTTTAAAAGCACGTAAACCATAAGGGTTAGGATAGTCCATGTATGTCAAGCCACCAGAGCTAGGCTCTCCTAGCAAACCATATATGTTATCCATATAACCCCTTATTTAAATATTTTAAACTTATTATCCGTCTGTATAGCTGCCATCTTGCCAGTCTGCATAACGTCCATAAGCTGTTTTTCAATCTGATTTAATAGTTGCATAGCAATGACTAAGCGATTGTGCGTTTCTGAGTCACCTAGAGGGCTTGTAGCCATACTCCTGATGATACCTTCACGTACTTTCTCTACAGATTCTTGGAATAAAGGATTATCTAGAACCTGAGATGCTTGTTCACCACGTTTAACTTCAGTAAGTTGCTTGTCCATAACCTGCCTTTATCTGAGCGATGGCTAAGTCTGTTTCTGCACGTAACTGAGCTTTGTAACGCTCTAGTTCCATTTGCGCTGCCATCTTTTCACGCTCAATGATTATATCATTCTTTGAACGCTCTTGCTCTTGCATGAACTGTGCTTCTGCTTTCTGCTGTGCAATCTGTTGTTCAGACTGTGCTTTAAGCTGTTCGATTTGCAATTGACCTTCAAGCAATGCTTGAGCAGGGTCAGGTTGTTGCTGTTGTTGACCTTGTGGGTTTTCAGCAGGATTAGTCCAAAATTCTTCAGGGTCTTTAAAGCCAGCGTTTTGTGTCAACTTAGCTAAAGCATTGTAAATCTTCTCAGGTGATGTAACACCTGCTGCTAATGCTTCTTTCTGCATTTGTAAGATTGTAGTTAAGTGAGCTAACTGTTGGTCTTTATTACCTGCGCCTAAGCCTACAGAGATAGTCAAATCGTTACGATTCTTCCATTCTCTAGGGTCTACCTCTACCCACTTGTTACGCAAGCGTACAATGTCAGGTTTAGTGTATGAAGTACGAACTAAGCGATGCACTAACTTAAATAAGTCTTTAACGCCTGTCTCAGCAAATGTACGAGCTACTAACTCAATACGTTGTTGTGAAGCAGACATGATTTGTGCAATGCCTGAAGCTGTCTTGTTAAGAGCGTTAGCATCTAAGCCTTGGTTATAAGCTGTAACACCTGTACGTTGCTCTTTCATCTTGTCCATGTACTCAACCATACCAAAGCTAGAAGCTGGTAGTGGTGGGTGACTTAGTGGCATGATTGCTGAACCTGGTTCACCTTCAACACGAACGATACCACCTGGACGTGATGTCAACATATCATCTAGGTTTACACGACTAGAGATAGCATAGCGACCATTGTTAGCTAGGTACATATTGTCTAGCTGACCACGTAATAGAGTTGACTTAATCAACTGAATGTCCATAGTCAAGTCAGCGTAAGAACGACCAATGTGGCGATGTGGCATAATCATTGGTGTAATGCAAGCAAAAGGAATGACGTCTGTCTTTTCTTTATAGACAATCGTGTTACCAATCACTACATAACGCATTAACTCACCATCAATACGGATGTAAGTATCACGTACTAAGATGTTTGCACCTTCTACTACACGGTCATATTCTTCGTTGTAGATGTCACGAGCAATAGCTTCTAACTGATAGGCTTCGTTTGTTTCAGCGAAAATACTATCAATCTTCTTCATGCTTAGACCAAACTGTTCAGCAGCAGCAGAACGAGTCATAATCTCACGATGTTGTACAAAGCGAGCATCAGCTAAAGATGGGCTAGATGTATCAACTGAAATCATCATGTTCTCAGGTGCTACGTTCTCAATACAGATTCTATCTCTAGTTTCTGTAATCTTAATTTTAACGTCATGCAACATAGGAGGCATAATAGACATTGGGTCTTGACCCATCATCATTGCTTGCTCTTGTAACATCATTAGGTCAACAGAAGGGTCGTTGTAAGCTGTATGCTCTAACACTTCAATCTTGTCATCACTAGCCATCATCTGTACTTGAGCATCTGTCAAGCCTTCGTATGATTCCTCGATAACGTCAGACTCTTTCTTGTAGTACGCTTTTACGTACCCATTCTTAGATAACAAAGCATCCTTGAACCATACATAGAAAGTTGTGTAGCCTTCGTTCTTTTCCATGACCACGTGATTGATGTAATCAGTTTCTTGGTCAGCAGCATCCATATCCTCTTTGTTCTTAGGATTGAACTGTACTACCTTGTCACCTGATACGAATACTTTAATAAGCTGTGGTAATGCAGCCTCAATCGTATCTTGTACATCCATAGAGATGACTTGTGAACGACCTTCAATCTCATTACCTAAAGACTCACCTAAGTAATAGTCAATGGCATTGGCTCGGTCATCAGATAAAGCAGAGTCATTGATGCCATAAGCAATCTGTTCTTCCTGCTCTATGCGATAGATAATTTCTGAGTCGCTTAACTTCATCTGAATCCCTTTTAAACAATTCCACGTGAGTTGTATTTAATAGTGTCGCCACCCCATGTTTCATTCTTCATAGCATCAATAGATGTAGCCATGTATCTGAAAGCATCTGCACCATGAGAATATTCATCATGCAATGGAGCGCCTGGTTCTTGTGTGTTTGAGTTGATAGAACGTCTATAGTGTTTAAGACAATCTACTAACCTTGTTGCTGCTTTATCAAAGTAACAGCGATGGAAGTTCATACGTGCTAGTTTAATGCCTGACTCAATGTCATTCATAGGCACAATACGTACATCCCAACCTTGCTTACGCATAATATCTTCTGCGCTGATACCGTACTTGAAGTCTTTAGTTCTACCGTCATGTGGTAAGAACATCTGTCCCCAGTTATAGTTTAGCGACTTAAGTTCGCTTGAATACGAGTCAAGCGTTCTATGGTCATCTTCAATGTAGCCAACAATACGGACGTCACTAACGCCACGCTGACATAAGATAACAGACATAGAATCATTCCAACCCAAGTCCATAACAACATGAACTTTAAGCATAGGGTCGTAAGGTACTGTTGTAATACGACCATTCTCTTGAGCCTCTCTAATCTCGTTAGCATAGATAGCACCGTCAACAGCAGCTTTACATTCACCTTCCCAAATGTTCTTGTAGTCAGGATTGTGAGCTAAACTGTGTAAGCGTTCTTCTTCTAGCACATCAGGAAACCAAGGATTGTCGTCCCAGTTAATCTTTACGACTTGAGCAAACTCAGGTGGGTTTACTACAAAGCGTTGATAAGTATCGTCAGTATCTACATCAGGGTTAAAGCTAACCCATATCTCTGAGCCTTCTTTACGGATGGTAGGAATAAGAATATCCCATGAGCGTTTAGATACACTCTGTCCTTCTTCGACCCAAACGATTGATACACCCTCGAAAGACTTAATAGACTCTACTGTGTTAGTCGCTAGACCAGCAAAGCTAATCTGTGTTCCGTTCTGTCCACGTATCTCTGATTCTAATATCTCATAGAATGAACCCAAGCCTAATGCTTGTATTTGGTCAGACAGCAGTTGATGTACTGATTGCTTAATAGACTTTTGAACTTCACGAGCGCATAGAATACGTAAAGGCTTATTAGCCCCTAATGTAATTAATGCTCTAGCAAAGCCCCATGACTTACCTGAGCCTCGACCACCATACGCTACCTTGTAACGATGTGGTTGAAATAAGAACTCAAGTTTCTTTGGAAACTGTATTGTCGGTTGTGTGTGCGTCAACGAATTCAATTGGAAGCCCTAATCGTAATGGAGAACCTTCTGGTCCACTTATTTCAGTAGTAGCTACGGACTTGCCGTCTACTCGGTCAGCAAACTCTTTGATAGCAGCTATGTCACCCTCTTGTGCTTTAAGGATAAGAGCCTCTGCTACTCTACGTGCAATCT